CCTCGTCGCAGTACTTCTTGTAGAACGGCTGCGTCATCGTCTGCAGCCTGCCCCACGTAACCACCTTGACCGAGAACGTACCCTGCTTCGACACGACGGGGACGTAATGGCCTCCCTCGACCGTCGCACCAGCGACGATCTTCCAGCGCTGCCTCGCGTTGAACTGGTCCATCGCCGTGTTCGGAAACTCAAAGCCGATGCCGACTGCTCCGAAGAGGTAGAGAGCTTCGAAGACCTCCACCATGTTCCCAGGCTCGAGCGAGAGGTACGCCCCGATCTTGTGCCGCTCGCCGGCCGCGTCGAGGATCCCCGTGCTCCTCCGGTACGCCATCGCATCATGGACGTTGGTACCGTTGTCGCCGGCACCCGTCAGCAGGTCGAACCCGGTGACGGCTGCGTAGTCCGAGAGCACCCCCGTATCCGTGAACGCGGCAGTCGTAGGTGACGGCCGCTCCGAGCTCTGGACCGCGGTGAGCAACATGTGCTCGTGTGCTGCTCCGGCCCAGACACAGTCACCATAGTCGCCGTTGCCGAGCATCCCCCACCCGCCAGTGGCGACCGCGTGGTCGAAGCCGAACTTGTCGGGCACGACGGGTAGGTCGGTCGTCCGATACGCCTTGAACTCGAAGTCGCTCGAGTGAGGCGAAGCGGGTAGTTTGCCGAGCTTCAACCGCATCACATCCCCTTCCGGTAATGCAGGGCGATGTGAAGGACGAGGTCGATCGGGTAGCCAGCGCCAGGGTCGGTATGACTGTGGTCGCCTGGCGCCCTGATCGCGGTCTGCCAGCGAGACACGGCGTGGTGGGTCGTCACCCCGCGCTTACCAGCGTGGAGAGCAGCAGCGTCGCAGAACTCGATCGGGATATGGAACCTCTTCGACGCAGCTGCGATCTTGTAGGCGACACGATGGAGCTCCGGCAGGTGCTCCTCCCACTGCTCCGTCGTCCACGCCGCGTAGCCGCACTGCTCGATGTGGAACCCCTGCTCGTTCGCGCCAGGAGCACCCCACGGAATCGTCGTGTCCGCGAGGCAGCGGTAGCAGCCTTTGTCGTCGACGACGAGGTGGGCGCTGCCGCCACTCGTCGGGCTCTTGAAGTAGCGAGCGACGCCGGCCGCCGTACCTCCCTCCGTGCTGTGGAGGACGATCAGCGTGACGCTGTGGAGCGGCCGCGATCCGCTCTCATGGTAGGCAGGGAAGTAGGTCTTCTTGCAAGGTTCGGAGAAACGAGTCGTCATGCGAAGGCTCCTGTTCGGAGGTACGTCTGAAGGTTGGCGAGCAGCGACTGGTTCTTCCACGACTGCCAGTAGTCGGCGTGGAGGGTCGCCAGGGCGCCGCTCGAGAACGAGATGCCGGCCGACGAGTAGAGGCCGGTGTGAAGGACGAGTTGGACCTCGGTGAAGGTCTTGTCGCCGGCTGGGCACGGGAAGTCCTTCGCGCTCGTCGTGAACGGCGGAGCGCCCGCATAGGTGACGTCGCTCGGCTTGAGCCCTACGCCATCCCAACAGGTCGGGAGCCGTATGTGCGCCTCGAGGCCGGGCCCGCCTGCCGGACAAGTCTTCGGTGGCGTCACACTCGACGGGATACCAGGCGTCGCCCCCGTAGAGCAGTTCCAGTAGAGCTCATACTCCGGGACGGGCTGGGTCGCGTGCGAGTCGCCAGCGATGAGTTGCATGCCCTCCGGCATGTTCGTGAAGACGGCACCCTTCGCGCCTCCCGTGTTGTCCCAGTAGTCCGCGATGTACTTAGGGTGATGGATCGCGCCGTTGACGAGGAGCGTGGGCAGCCAGATGCCAGCCGTGTTACCAGCGTCCTGCGCCGCCGTCAGGGTCCGCTGATTGTTCTCGGTGCCCTTAGTGCAACTGGTCCCCCCAGCCTCCATGCTCGCCGTCGTGCTGTTTTGGGTGACCCCCGTAGCGCCGAAGAACGTGTGCAAGTGCGCGGACGGGAAGACTCCTGGCGAGACGATCGGGTCGACCTGCAGGTCTTGATTCGGAGAGCACTGGAACGAGAAGAACCGCGCCTCCGCCGGCGACGCTGCGAGCAGGAGCAGCGCGAGCCCAGCGGCGAGTATGGTGGCGATTCGATAGGTAATGGTGGCCTCCTTCGATTGGGTCAGCGGACGATCAGCGTAATGGTGATCGCGGCCGCTCCGAGCACTATAGATGCGAACACGCCGGTCGCCGCGATGGCCAGGGCGATCGTCGCCCTACCCGCCACGCCCGACTCGACGTTCTGTTCCTTCCCGCCCTGGCCACGCGCCTGCTGGTCGCGAAGGTCACGGATATCCTTCTGGATCGGCTCGAGCGCCGCGGCTAGCGAGGTGACGGCAGCTGCAGCGGCGGAGGCGACCTGTGTCCGGTTCTGCTCCGCAGTGGCTACCAGTTGAGCGGCGAGCGCGGACGCTGCAGCCGCGTTCGTCTCCGCCGTTCGTGCGACGGTGCCAGTATCGACGAGCCGGATCGCGTCGATACGGTCAGTCTCCGCCTTCCGGAGCGCCGCTTCGTAGTGGCGCTCGAGGTTGCGGATCTCCCTCGCATGGTCGTCGGTCGTCTGACGCAGGTCGTCGAGGCGCCGCACCGCCTGCTCGCGCAGGTCGTCGAGCCGGTCGACAGCGGCCTCGACCGTGTCGAGTACGTTCTTGGTCGGGTCGATAGCAGGGTTGCCCCGTGCGTCGACTCCTCGTCCGTTTGGGTCGTCGTTCATCGCTTTGACATCTTATTCCAGTGCTAGGCGGAGGCTCATCGCGGAACGTATCGGGCACGGATGAACCCTGGCACCAATACCCCGCCGCCACCAACGCCAGCGCCGGCCGTGATCGTGCCCGCCGCCGTCCACAACCGCACGTTGTAGGTATGCGCGGCCGCGCTCGGTGTGAACTCGCGCTGGCAGAGCACCGGGCCCGCCCACGAGCCGGCGATGAACGTGCCGATAGACCCGAGCGGCGTAGCGCCGTCGCAGAGCTCGATAGCGCCGACACCCGCGGACGGGCAGGTCAGCCGCGGGCAGAAGAACTCCACGAGGATCGGGTCGGCGGTGTAGGTGATCGCGCCCAGCGACACGACCTGGGTCGCGGTCGCCGCGGTTGTCGCCACGCTCGCCACGTTCGCGGTGTACTCGGCATAGCCGATCTCCGCCAGGAACAGCAGGTCGCCGACGACGTCGTTCCAGTTCGACGCGGTGACCTTATACCCAGTCGCCCGCGTGGGTGGGTTGACCCAGGCCATCAGGCGAGCACCGTCGTCTGGCCGAGCTCGGAGAACCCGGTGACGCCCTCGTGCCAGAGCCCGTCAGTCGCGTTGAAGCCTCGAGCGAGGCTCCATGTACAGGTGAGGTTCCCATCCGGGTCGAAGCTCTTCGACTTGCCGAGGATCCGGGTGATGACGTCGATCGGGGTGCCTCCGGCGCCGCGCCGGCGTACGCGGATCAGGTCGCCGATCTGGCGGGTGAGGATCTGGGTTCTTGCCATCTGGTTCGCTCCATTCAAGGTTATCGCATCACAGCGGTACATCGGATTCGCCCAGCCATCGTTGATCGTCGTGGCGACCGTGGCCGCGTCCGCGTCAGACACGAGAGGGACGCCCGTATCCATGTAGCTACGCACCAGGTACGAGGCCTGACTAGCCGCGTTCGTCGCGGTCTCAGGGACTCCAGTGTTGCCGCTGATCGTGACCTCGTTGAAGATATCGTCGTCATAGGTGAGCGCGATATCCGTATACGGCACCTCGCCAGCCGAGTCGCCGAACGTCGCAGCTGGCGTCGAGCGAGAGCCGACACCGAGGTAGTCCCAGCCGAGGTAGACGGGGTCGCCGACGCCGTCGAAGAAGAAGAGCGCCATCGGCTGCGCCGCGTGGGTGACGTGGATAACGTCGTCGAGTTTCGGCTGCCCCGTCATCATCCACGGCACGATCTGGAACTGGCCGGCGTCGATCTTCGACGTTGACCAGAGCGGGTTCGTGAGAACATCGGTGACGCGGTCGCCCTCGACCTGCTGCGGATACCCGCGATTGAACGCCGCGTCGACGTGCGCCTGGACACGGTCCGCGGTGAGCGCCCGATCGTAGAACGCTGCCTCGTCAACGTACCCGTTCGCATTGTTTGGTACGAATCCAGACCCGCTGATATAGAGGAAGTCGGTCGCGGCGCCGACGCGTAGTTTCTTGCCGCTATGAGAGCGGTCGCTGCCCTCCAACACGCCGTTAACGTAGATGTTGAGCCTCGCCCCGTCCCACGTAGCGCAGAGATGATGCGCGACGCCTGGAGTGGGCGCGGTTGTGCTGAATACGAACACACCAGTGCCGTCCGAGAAGGACAGGAAGATGGTGTAAAAGGATCCGATGACCGCGACGAGCTCGAACGTGTGCTCAGTAAGCGGCGCATACCACGGCCCAGCCATTACGGACGATTGTGGTGCGATGACGCTGACCGGGTTATAGAGGCACTCGATGGTGAACTCGTTCGTCGCCCCAAACTGGCCGGTGCTAAGCGAGATCTGCGCGTACGCTCCGTCGGCGTCGCGGAACAGCGTGCTCGCATCCTGGTCTCCGACGACGAGGCTCGGCTGCTCAAAGAGCGGCGGGTTCGGATTGCTCACATAGAAGCCTGGCAAGCCCGTGCCCTCGTGACGATGATGATGGTGGTGATGGTGCCGCTTATGACGATGCCGGAACGGCGACGCTGGCGGTGGAGGAGCATGGTGGTGGTGGTGGTGTTGCCGTTTCTTCCGGCCGATCAGCGCTCCGCCTCCGAGATCGTCCATCCGGTAATACGCGAACGGCTGGTCGACCTCTATCACGTCGCTGATCAACATCGCGTCAGGCGGGTCGAGCACCAAGGACTGATCGAGCGAGAGGAGGCCGAACCCGTCGACGCAGGTGACGACTACCTCGCTGTAGCTCGAGCCGGCAGGGTAGGTGACGTCCCAGTTCGTCGCGTAGAAGACGCCCTCCGGGTACGCCACGCCGTCTGCCGTCATGGTGATCCGAAAGCGGCGCAACGGAACGATGTTCGGGTAGTAGGCGCCCGCGACATACTCTGGTTCAAACCGGCGCTGGTCGTTCCTCAAGCGGATCGTCGCTCCGCCAGCCTGCGGATCGTCGAGGTCGCGCTGCTTCCCACCCGACCACTCGGGCGCGGCCATGCAGTACTTCGTCACATCGACATACGTCGGCGTGACGTCGCTGAGCGGGTCGGGTGAGAACTCAACCTTGATAGTCGCGTAGGCTGGCATCAGACTGCGAAGAGGCTCCTACCAGCGTTGTGCCGCCGATACGTCTGCTCCGCATCCACCAGCACGGAGGCGATCACCTTACGGTCGAGGACGAGGTTCACCTGCGTCGGCCGGCCTCCGCCGCCAGCGCTGCCGCCGCCGCCTGCCATCGCCATCGACTGGCTATGGGTCTTGATCCGAGTGCCTGGCGGCAGGTTCAAGAGTTCGGCTCCGCGCTCACCCACCCACGACCAGCCGCCGGCGAAGCTCGTCTGACCCATCGCGCTATTCGCGGCGCTCCGCCCACCCTCGTGGAGCGAGTGGGTCGTGATGTAGACGTCGAGGTGCTTCGGGATATTCTCAAGCGCCAGCGCGAGCAACGCCGCCTGGCGAGCAGCTGCAGCGAGCTTCGACGCGAGCCTCGCACCAGCGGCGTCTCCGAGCGCTGCGAGACCCTTCGCCGCGCTGCTCTCCTGGCCGGCCAGATGGTTCATCTTGTCGGCGTAGTCGGCGACGATCTGCCGATCCTGGACAGAGTTCTTCTTGAACGAGTCCATCGAGGTGAGGAGGAACTTGTACGCGGCGGTCGTCTTGTTGACCTTGCTCTGGATCGTGCTGATCTCGTTGTGGTACTTCTTCGCGGCAGCGACCGAATCCTGTTGCGTCTGCTTCACACGAGTCGTCGCGTCGGCGAGGTTCTGCGCCGCCTGCGCCTGGTTCAAGAGCAGATGCCGGTACTCGAGCGAGCCCTTCCGCCCTCCGCCCTGCAAGTAGTTGGAGAGCGCGACGTTCGCGTCCTTGACGGCGAGCGCGGCACTCTTCTCTCCCAGGAGCGCGTTCTTGTGGGCGCTCAACGTATCCACCTGGCTACGGAACGCCGCCGTCAACCCCGTAACTGCCGCGGTCGCCCCGTCGAAGGCGTGGGCAGTGTCGAACGAGGAGTCGTTGGCGTGCATGATGGCGTAGGTGGCTCCTGCCGCGGCTACGGCGAGGATGACGAATGCTCCCCCCACGCCGGCCGCGCCGGCCTCTGCGAGCGTCATAGACCCTGTCATCAACTGGAACCCCTTCGAGAGCGCCGACGCTGCGATCGTCAGGTTCCCCATCACGGTGAGGAGCGGGCCCAGCGCGGCGACGCTGCCCAGGGTGATCAAGAGCCACTTCTGCTGCTCCGGCGAGAGCCGCCCGAACGCGGCGCCGACCTCCGCGACGACGCCTGCGACCTGGACGAGGACGGGGATCAGTTGCGAGCCGATCTGGATCCCCGTCACCTGCAACTGGGCGAGCGACTGGTTGAACTTGAACTGAGCGGTCTCCGTCGTCGCCTTCACCGCGTCGCCGTACTTGCTGACGCCCGTTCCGATCGCGTCGTACTTGGTCTTGAGCCGGTCGAGGTTGCCGAGCAGCGTGAGGATCGTACCGCTCGAGCGGCCGCCACCGAACGCGCCAGAGAGTAGCGCCGCCTGCTGGCTCTTCGTGAGTCCTGTGAGGTGGTCGTGGAGGAGTTGGATCGCGTTGATGAGGCCGCCAGGCTGCCGCATCGAGTCCGCCATCTGCAGGCTGCTGATCCCGATGCTGGCGAGGAGCGTCTGAGCCTTCGACGTGGGAGCGCCCAAGAGCGAGAAGGTCATACCGAGCCGCGTCGCTGCCTGCTGCGCCGGCACACCAGCGTCGGTCATCGTCGCCAGGGCACTACCGACGCTCTGCAGGCTGATGCCGAACGTCTTCGCCCTGGGTAGGATGCCGGAGCTCATCGCCGCGGCGAGGTCGCCCATCCGCATGTTGCCGACGCCGACGATCGCGTTGAGGGTGCCCATCGCGGCTCGCATATTCGACGCGCCCTTGATGCCGGAGACCCACGCCGCGGTGAGCGCGTTCGTCGTGCTCTCAAGGTCCGCGTTGCCGACCTTCGCGCCCAGCGCCGACTCCTTCAAGACGTTGAGAGCAGCTGCGCCGCGGAGCCCGACCGACTCGATGTGGTAGAGCGCCTTCGCGAGCTCGTCGGGCCCGGTCGCCACATCCGGCGAGAGCTTCAAGATCGCCGCGCTCATCTTCGTGACCTCGCTCTGCGCCGCGCCCGCCTGGGTATGGACGAGCTCCATGTTGTGTTGGAAGTCGACGGCGAACTTGACGGCGACCGCGCCCGCCGCGACGATCGGCAGCGTGAGGTGTGTCGTCATCGTCTTGCCAGCGGAGGCCATCGACTTGCCCGCCGACTCCATCTTGTTCGCGAAGCCCGCTACCTGGGCGCTCGACTTACCAAGCGCGGCCTCGAGCGCGGTCGCATCACCTACGATGACTACTTCGATTTTACGAGCCACGGTTACTGCTTTCCATGGTGGTCAGGCAGTCGTCCAACTGTTCGTAGGTTAGGTCTCCGAGGTCGACGGGTCGGAGGCCGAAGACGCTGCCGAGCCAGGGCTGCCAGTACCGCTCTGGCCGCTCTCCGGCAGGGAGTCCCCATCGGGATTCCCAGACGTCCCAGAAGATCCGGTCTGCTCGCCGCTGCTTCTCTGCTCCTGGGTCGCCGGAGGAGGGACGGCATCAGACTCCTCGATGATGATCTCGATCCTGCCTACACTGGCCGGCGCACTATCGTCCGGCACCCACCCCTCCCAGATCGCGTCCGGGTCTACTTGCTGGCCGGCGCGCTTGAGAGCGATCACAGCGTAGGCGACGGTGACACCGACGTCGCGGTTTCGGACGGCCTCCGCGAACGTCGCGGGCAGGACACCCGCCACGATCTTGAAGGTGTTGACCTCACGAGCGTTGTACGGCGGAGTGATGTCATACTCGCCGGTATACGGCGGGATGTTCACGATCTTGAGCTTCATTGGTGGCCTAGAACCCTTCTCGTAGGATGAGTGCGTCCAGGGCGAGTTCTACTCCCGCATACGTCTCCTCGCGGTTCGCCTCGAGCGCTGGTATGAACCCCTCTGTCATCTGCAGAGCGCCGAAGTCGGGACGCTGCCCCGTAACCTTCGACGCCCGCTGCTGCACGGCGACGCCGCTCGCACGTACGGCGATGCCGATCGGGCCGATCCCAGCATACTCGCTGAGCCGGCTGCGAGCGTCCGATTGGACTGGCCACGCCGCCTCGCGTAGTGCTGCTGCGAGGACGGCGCGGCTTTCCTTACTTACACGGCCGAGAGCGGCGATGCACTCCCTGTAGCCGCGGACGCTGACTGTCGAGTTGGCCACCGGCTAGGTGACCGCGATCCTGATCACCGCGTAGGTAATGCCGGCCGTGGCCGACGGAGTGATCAGCGCCAACCCAGTCGTGGGATCCGCCCAGAGGTCGGCAGGGAACGGGCCGAGCACGAGCTCGCCCGTCGTTGCGGCGATGGTCGGCGCCGGGTCGGCGATTGCCAGGCCGCGGTAGGAGTTGGGTGTGAGCACCTGGATTGTCCGGGTCGCCGCGTTCGTGTTCTTCACGTAGAGGAACGTGCGGTCGTCTGGGACGAACGTGTCGGTCGCCGCAGCTGCCGAGTAGGCGGGCACGAGGCCCGCCGCCGGCGTAGGAACCTGGGTCGCCAGAAGCGCCATTAGACGACCTGCCTCTGCAAGCCGACCTGTGCCGCGTTCCGGAAAACGAGGTCCGTCGAAACGGCCGCGCCGATCGAGCCGGCGATCGGCTTGTACTGTGGCAGGAGCGCCGTGATCGTATACCCCGGGTTGGTCGCGCTCCTGGCCCCGTTGACGGGCCGGACCTCCACCGCGAACGGCGTGTTGGTCTGCCAGAGCGGGAACATCTGCGCGTCGATGTTGGCTGCCGCGTAGTCGTTGAAGACCGTGACTGTGATCGTCACATCTCCGAGCCCTAGCACGATCTCCATGTTGGTATCACCCATAGAGGTCACGTCCACCTCGGTCCTCACGCCTGCGATCTCGACCGACGACACGTGGTTCGAGATGTCGACGCTGTTCACGAAGACCTGGGCATTCGTAAGTACGAGCTTGCCCATCTACTCCTCCTCCTCCCAATCTGGAATCACGAGAGCGGGATGCTTCTCGTTGTAGTGCGTCGTCAGATCCTCGACCGTCGTGAACCTGGGTGGCCTCTTTGGTGTGCCTACATCTTTGCAGGCTGGGCACGTCATTGCCTGCCGGCGAACCTCGCCCACGGCTACGAGCACGCCCGCGCCGATGTTGATCTGGACGAGCGGGTCGTCGGGGTCGAGGGTAACCTGGCTCCCGATCGCGACCCCGTACGCTGGGTACTGCCGAACCTTGAATGTCTGCTCTGCCACTGCTCCTCCTCCTACGGCGCGTTGCCGTCTACCGTGAGAACGATTGTCCACTCTGCTCCGAGCACGATGCCTCTGCCCTCCACCTGGTAGCGCTGGTACCCGGTGCAGTCAGTGGCCGAGATGTCGTAGACGAGGCCGCCCAGGAGCCGGTCCGACTCGACCGCCTTCTTGATGCTCATGCCGCTGTTCGGCTCGAGGTACTGGTCGAGCGTCGTCTGGCTACCAATGTCGCTCACCTCGCCGACGTAGACGCGGAGCCGGAACGTCCACTCGTCCATGCCGCGGGCCATCGCGAGGTCGTAGTCGATCGGCCCAGGGTAGATCTCCGCACACGGCGGGTTCGGATTGGAGAGCACGTATGGCGTGACGTGGAGCGTGCCGGCCATGCCGGCTTCGATCTGGGTCGCGATGGCTTGTCGGACGGCGGAGAGCATCAGTAGATCAGCGGTCCAGAGACGGGGAGCATCGCTGCCTTGATCTCAGTGTCACGGGCGAGGTCGCCGGCCCTGGCGACGAGGCCGTCCGCTCCGACGGCGAACACTCCGAAGGGTGCTTCGCGGATCCTGCGGAGCAGGCGCGTCGCGATGATCCCGACGCTACTCTTGACGCCGCTGGGCGGAACCTCAAAGCCATACGTCCCCGTAATCTTGATCGCATCAGTGCCGAGCGGGAGGTAGGGCGGGACTGCCGGCCGCGCCAGTTGCAGCGTCTTATACGCCTGGCCGTTCCCTCCGCCACCGCTCGGCCCGTTCTGGATCGGCAGGAGCCTGTAGTCCGTCGTCTGCAGCGTCCGACCATAGGTTCCTGGCCCCCACTCTGTCCCGTATGCGATGTCTACAGCGACGAGCGTAGGCGTGAGCAGGTCTCCCAGAGGGACGAGGCGATCAGTCATCGCCGTGTAGTAGCGGACCTCACCAGGAACGCCGATCGTCCAATAGTTGCGGTACTCCTGCTCGAGCGCCCGGCTCGCCGCGTCGAGGCAGCGGAGCATATCCGCGTCAGAGTAGCCCTGGCCGAGCATGGTCAACGAGGTCTTGAGCTCGGTCATGTTCAAGTAGCGTTCCGCGTTGCTGGGCGGGACGCCCGGCACGGCGATGCTGTAGGTGACGGTGATCCGCTCGACCGCTGTCGTCCCAGCATGGTCGTCCCAGATCGCGTCGTAGTCGCCCTGGGTGGTCGGCGCGACGAGGGAGTTGATGTAGTGCGCCTTCGTCACCGCGTCGAACGCGATGCCAGCGGTCTGGGGTGGGATCGGCGTGCTGCGATCGGAGAGAGCGAGGAGCTCGACGGTGACCGTTCCTACCTTGCTGACACCCCACGCATACGTCTCGAGCCTCATCGCCGCGCCTGGTGCGTAACTGCTCACGAGAACGCCTCCGCGTTAAGTTGGTCGATGATCGAACGGAACGCCGACGACGCCTGCCGCGACCAGTAGCTATGACCGACGAGCGTCGGGTGGACACCATCCGCGCTGATATTCGTATCAGCGATCCCAGGCTTGGTGTAGACGGCGCTACCAAGCGCGCCCGGATAGCCGACGTTGTTGACCTCGATATCGTCGAGGTAGATGGCGCTCGAGGTCACCGTGCCGGAGCCGAGCAGCGCACTGATGATCTTCGCGTCCGCCTGGCCGCCTGACTGGGTGACCGTGTCGTCGGCGACGGCCGAGTCTGCCGAGTTGAACAGCTTCGCGGTGATCGTCGGCGCTGCTCCGTTCACGGTGAGGAGTGCCTCGATGCGGACTAGCTGGCCGGTCGCAATGGCGACGAGGCCGGTGATTGACGCTCCGCCTCCGATGTTGACGTTCAGCTTCATCGTGTTCGCATTGATATTCAAGCGGTGGAGGTTGACGGTCACATCGCCGTCGCCCTGCATGATCTTCGTCGTCGTCGTAAGTACGGATGGGAAGTAGAAGTAGGCGCGCATACCGACAGTCGTGTCGCTCATCGTGTACCGGACGACGCTGATAATCGTCGGGTCGGTTTTCATACCGAGCGCGCCCGCTCGAGGATGCGCGGAGTCGTAGGTGGGGTTGCCGGCGACTACGCTGAAGGGGTCGTTGAGGCTGTACTGGCCGACGCTCGCGCTGCCTCCTCCGCTATTCGCCACAGTGATAGCGGCGCCGCTCGCCTGGCCGGTGTCGAAGCTGTTGTAGTAGTGCCTCGCCGCTCCGACCTGCGCGTTGCTCTGCCCCGTGCCGCTGATCCACTCCTTACCAGCAACGAGGACTACTCCGTTCGAGTCGTAGACCTGGCCGGTGAGCATGTCGACGTAGGGGACGTGCTGGGCGAGAGCAGCTGCCAGCACGGCCGCGTCGTTGGCGAGGTGCGCCGGCTGGCGGGTGATCCCCGTCCAAGGGCCCACGGCGAGCAGGAGCGCGTTCGGGTTGGCGCTCTTGATCTGCGCGTAGAGCGAACTCGCCGCCGCCTGGACCGTCCCAGCGGGGTCAACGCTGTCGTTCCTCGATCCACTCACGACGATCACGTCAGGGTTCACCGCGGTAACGTCGAGAGGTACACGGCCGGCGAAGTTGACGGCGGCGCCCGCCTCGACGATCCCGGTCCCTCCGATGCTCGCGTTGTAAGGCTCCCAGCCGAGCAGGTTACAGACCCGGTTCCACCAAGTGCTGACGCCCGTCGAGCCGTCGGTGCCTGGCCCGCCAGCGCCAGCACCAGTCGAGTCGGAGAGGAGGACGGCGCGGATCGCAGGCTTCTTCGGCTTCCAGAGCATCGCACCCGGCACGCAGAAGATCCCGCCGAACCAGAACGACCCGACGAGGTCGAGCCGGTACGAGTGGTGGAGCGGGTCGAGGCCACTCACCTTGAGCTCGTAGAGGCTGCCAGCCGTCCCAGCCACGGAGAACTCTCCCTCTCCGATATACGCGACGCCGCTGCCAGGAGTGATCGCCGTCGCCAACTGTCCGTCGATCCAGAGGCGAGCCGAAAGTCCCGTCGTCGCCTTCATCTTGATGCCGAACTGCGTATCACCGCCGAACCCGAACACGACGCTATACGGCGGCAGGCCGATCAAACTACCCGTGAGGAGTCGCGGCCTGATCTGGGTCACGTCGACGCCCGCCAGGCCGTAGGCGAGGCCGTAGCCGCCGATATACCGGAACGGGGTGAGTGTCTCCGCGCCGTTCGCGTCCAGGGGAGCGTTGATCAGGGCACCAGGAATCGCTGTGGGGAGAGCGGTGCCCACGCCGGCCGTTCCGAGCCCGATCGTCGGCGTGACTAGCGGAGCCGCATACGCAGTCGTCGCCTCGCGGTAGCTCGAGCGGAGCCTGGCAAGGTGGTGCAGCCACTCCAACCGACCCTGCGTAATGTTGAGGTCAGCGCCCGCCATCGGCGCCCCGCCCTAGCCGATCCTCACGGCCGTCAGTATCACCGTGTAGACCGAGCCAGCGGCCGCGCCGGCAGTGGCATTCACAGTGATCGCCTCGCCTCCAAGCACGGTAACCCTCTCGAACTCGGTGATCTGCTGCACCGCTGCGAGCGCCGTAAACCCGACCTTGCCACCGACGTTCGCGCCGTGGCGAAGCTCGGCGTTCAGGACTGCGGTCTCCGCCGTCCCGCTCATCACAAGCCGAGCCTGGACCCGGTAGACGCCTGCTCCTGGCGCCGCGATCGTAGCGATCGCCTGGCCGATGGTCGGAGCCGTCACCGAGCCCGACGTCTGGAAGGTGTCCCCCAGAGGAACCACCATCCCCAGCACACTCGCGTTCTGATCGTAGAGCGGCATCAGTTACTCGCCGTCGCCCTCTGGCGTCCGGGCGTGCTCGCCGGTCGGCCGGCGCTGCTTCTTGATCCGCGAGATCTCCGCCTCGACCTCTTTCGGGTCGCGGCCGGTCTGCTTCAAGTACTCCTTCTCGGTGGCGAGCGCCGCCAGGTGGGCTTCCTTCTGCTCGTCCGAGTCGAACTCTGGTCGCTCGTCTGCCATCTCTCACTCCTTCTCGTAGGTGGTCTCCGCCAGCCGGGCCGGTGGTGCCGAACCCGGCTGGCGGAGGCGCAGAGGCTAGCTTAGAAGCCGGCCTGCACGATCATGCCCGTTCCGTTGATCACCGCGATCATCTTCGGCTGCCGCGGGAACGCCACGGCGTAGTAGCCGTAGAGGACGAACTGGTACTGCAGGTTCGCGATCGAGGTCTGATCAGCGACCTTGAAGCGCGGAGCGCCCTCGTAGAAGTAGAGGGTGCGCCGGTTGGCGAGTGTGATGGGTGCCTGGTTAGTGCCGGCGCCCAGGTTCACGGGGACGTTCGCGTCGGTCACGACCGGGATCCCGTTGAAGTTGCCCGCTACGCCCTGCGGCTCGAGGCCGCTCTGGGCGATGTTGTTGAACCCTGGCAGGTCGGTGTTCAGCGCGAACGGCCGGCCAGTAGAGTCCAGTTGCGAGAGGTACCAGTTCCAGGTCGAGGGGTGCCAGAGGGAGAACCCTACCGGCACGAACGCGTTCTTCTCGATCTGGCTCTTCCCCTGGAACACGTTGGGGTAGAGCAGCGCGGCGGTCGGGCCCGCGTTGGTGAAGGTGACCGCGTTGATGCCGGTCACGTTGAGCACGCCCTTCGCGTTCACAACCGCGCCGTTGATCGCGGCCGCGTCGACCTTCTGCCAGTAATCGGCCAGGAGATCCTCGTAGATCATCTGGTCGTTGAACGAGTAGCCCAGGTCGATCGACTGGTAGGAGGCGACCGTGCGTCCTGCCTCCGTCTGGACCTGCGCCGTCGGGCAGCGGCAGGTTCTGGCAGACGTCCAGGAACGCTCGGCCGGCGCGAAGCACCGGCTCGAAGTCCTGCAGCCAGAGCGGAGGCACGAACTCGCCACCGGCTCCCGCCGTCTGTGAGAAACCGGCGCGCTGCAGGAGGTCAGGTCGAGGCATACCCGACCGGGTCTCCCGTGCCCGCTTGATCGACTGGTCGCGGACGTGCTCGTTGTTGCGGATGAGGCGGTCTCGCGCCTCCGGCGACCCACTCTTCGCGGCCGTAAGGTCGGCGAAGAACGAGTAGCCACCCGTGTTGTCCGAGCGGTAGGCGACGTCGTTGTCGTTGGTCACCCTGGCCGGCTCGTCGGGGTCGCTGACCGCGGTTGCCCGCGCCCGTGACTCGACGATCGCCTCAAGGTCACCGATGCGAGCGGTCGCGGCCTGCCACGACTCGTCCGCCTCGCTGTGCGCCGTGCGTGCCGCCTCGAGCGCGTCGTCGGAGGCATCATCGTCTCCGAGTACTCGCTCGAGCTCGTCGGCAGCGTCGGTGAGCAGCGACTGTGCTGCCCGCTGGCGCTCAATCGCACGCCGTAGCTCTGCTTGTAGATCCATCACTAGCTCCTGGTCTGCGAGGTGACGAGCTGGTTCCGAGCGTGCAGGCGGGCAATCTCACGCCGCCTGCCAGCCAGTACCAACTCGCGCTCCTCCTCCGAGCCCACTTCTGGTGCGGCTGGGATCTCACCCTCCAAGTCGGAGCGGTGAGGCTCGCCCGGCAGGTCGTCGCCGCGGCGGTCGAGCAGCTGCGCCATCGCGGCGTAGCTACGCAGGTTGGACGTCGCAGCGCGGTACGCACCTTGTGCGCAGGCGCAGACGTCGAAGAGTTGGGATACCTGGTTGATCCGGTAGTGGACGGTGACCTTGCCCGTGTCCGAATCCTCGGTCTCGGTTCGCTTCTCGTTACCGATCTGGAACTTGAAGGAGGCGCCCTTCACGACCTTGCGGTACATCTTCACGGCGAGGCTCTTCGCGTCGGGATCCTCCGAGTCGACACGAGCAAAGTAGCGGAGGCCGTCGTCGGCCTGGCGGAGCTCGAGCCCGCCGATCTCGTTCGCCGGCACATCCGTCGTCGCGATCGCGCTGTTCATGTTGTGGCCATGGTTGAAGTGGACGAGCAGGTCGGGGTCTCCGAGCGCGGGCGAGAAGCTGCCGGGCGCAAGATCCTCTGTGATGCGGAGGCTCTTCCCGTCGTAGAGGGTCGTCGGAGTGTCGAAGACAGCCGCGAGGCCATGCATCGTATAGCTCCCATCACCCGTCCCTCCGTCCATTCCACGCACTTCTGCCGCGGGCAGTGGCGCCCAGTGGGCGAGTCCCCGTAGCGAAAGGTCCAGGCGGAACGCCTCGATGGCCTCGAACGGGGGAATGGTCACTTCAGTCATCCTCGTCTCCGTTTCTGTGGCCATCATAGAGCGCTGAGAGCGCGGCTTCTGCCGCGGCCATCGCCTCTGGACTTGGTGTGGCCGCTGCCGGCGGTGGCATGTTCGCCCCACCACCAACCGGAGTCTGCTGGTACTCCTTCCCCTTGCCATCCGGCAGGGGTGGCCAGCCGAGCACGAGTGCGCGCTCCTCGTCCGCGTTCGCGGAGCCGTCCTGGCGCATGTTGTGCGCGATGCTGGCGAGCGTCTGCGTGTCGGCGCGGAGGAACTCGGTCGCGTCGAACCGGAGGTACTGCGAGCGGTCAGGGAAGATGTCACGGTCGGCGCTCACGGCGCGCTCGATCCTGCGGAGCCGGTGGAGGAGCGAGAAGCGGTAGAACAACCCGGTCGGGACTTCAAGGTTCGGGTAGCGCTCCGGGTTCACCGTCGCCAGGAGGAAGGAGGCTGGGAGGATCCGCCAGGCGCGAGCGACGCGCTTCACGATCCCCATCTCGATATCGCTCGCCTGCGCGTCCTGCAGCGTCGACCCCATCTGTTTGAGCTCCGCATCACCCCAGAGGATCGCTACGTTGCCGCGCTCCTTCCGCGCCCGCATCCAGCCGGCCGCCATCGAGAGCCGATCGTTCCGATCCGTGGGCCCCTTCTGGATCACCTGGGAGACGGAGCCGTCGAGGTCGAACCATCGCCCCGTATACTTCGCGTAGCTCCGAGCATAGTCGAGCGTCGAGGAGTGCATGAGCGGCGTCGACACGCCGTCCGCCTGCGGCCGCGGAGCCCAGCTGCGGATCACAGTCACGTCCTGGGTCACGTCGATGCGCTTCCCATCCACGTAGCCGTGGACGGTACGCATGTGCGGCTGACCCTTGATCTCAAAGTAGTCGGGGTCGAGCGGGAGTAGTTCGACGACGGTGCCGCTGCGATCCTTCACCTTCCACATG